TCGTGACGCAACGCGTCTGAGCTGTTTTTAATGCACAAGATTTACCGCACTTGCGCATGACTTTAAATAGCAGTCAACTAGGCCCATCCTCGATAGAGCACTTTGTTTCGATCACGCCTTAATCGCTTGTAATATTTGCTAACTGTTGTGGGCATATTGTGATTTGCTATCTGAATGTTCAGAAGCTCAAAATCTACCCTCGGGATTTCAACTAGTTTTGGTGTTTTCAAATTGCATCTCTTGGAGTAAGCATCAGAAAATGTTAACTCGTTCGACGAGAACCATCGTCTAATATGCTCCAATTCTGCAAAATCCATTTTGTTAATCATGGACAAAGACACCCAAATTAAGGCGGATTGGACATCTGCAAGTTTGTTTCCATCATGATGCTCGTACATGTCTAGTAAATTATATGAATTAATCAGTGACGTGTTCACTCCAAGTGAACCACCCGCCCTGATGAGAAAATCTGCAACATCTTCATAGACCGGTACTCCTGCATAAAGAACTTTATACATTTTACCAAGGCTAGCATAATAATGTTTGACCCAACCACAACGTATGGCGTCAGCATTAATGCATGTTGTCAGAGATTCAATCAATTTTTGCAATTTCTGCACATATATATATTTACCAGGCATGTACTCCAAGAAATGACCGGAACAAAATTCAACATCTTCTGGCTGTTTGCGAATGACGATTTTGGCGTCAAACCCAAACAAACTGTAAGTGTTGTCATAATCATCCCGGAATCTTGGAATACTTGCGTATGAGTCATCACCTTTGACTACAAACTTGTAAGAACGGCAACCGGCCACTGTGCAAGACGCGAGCTCACAGTGCTGACAATAATTCTTAACTAAGAAATATTGGGTCGCAATGTAATTTAAAATTCCATTGCCCAGGGATGTGTCCATATCCCCAGAACCTCGACATTCGACGAATTCGAAGTTGACACCGGTGTTTGTGTGTCCCTTCTTGCGTATTTTGTACGCAAACAAAACATCCAACAAATCACGACTCTCCGGAAACACGAGAGAGTAGACCATATGTTCAAGTCTTAGAGCTTCATATCGTTGAGAACCCTCAAATTTCGACATGTCGTTTTCCATAAACCATCCACCCAACAGATTTTCAAATTTCTTTCCACAACTGAAATTATCACAAGCATTTGCAACTTGTGGCAATGAAAAGAATGCTTTCTCTATCGGTTCTATGATTTGTGCATACAACACATTGAACTTCGGGTTCCTTCCCATAATCATTCTAGGCGATTTGCCATCTTCGTAATACCGTTCCAATTTTACGAAGGCCGCGATATCACTATCCCTATCCAAATCAAGGCCCTCGCGACAAAGGCGTTGATACGCAGTAATGTAACGTCTGCGTAACCGTCCCTTCTTCCGCTCCAAGAAGGATGAACCGTCAAACGGTTCTAATTTGGAACGTATCCTCTCAGCCAAATCGCCCACAATACGTCCGACAAGTTGCCAGTCAAGATTAGCTCCCTGAAACGCAGGAGTGTTCTTGAGATACCGTTTATGAAGGCTTTCATAAACGTTGTGGGCACAATTTTGCATAACAATCGTAGGATTGCGGTGCAACAAGGCTGTGCAAGGCCATTCCAAATACCGGACGCTAGTACAGTGACGATCTTCCCTAAGAGCGCTAGGGCGCACCTTAATGCGTGGACACTTCCATGCCCCAAGATCTCCGCGTTCGCCTGTGCTAGTCGACTGAAGGTGAAAAGGTGTACCCTCAGCGCAGCAATGACCAATTTTCTGGCTAAAATTGGAGAGATGATGGCTAGTCCGGTAACTAGCGCAGCCCTCTTGCTCCAAAGGTCCGACGGAGCCACCCAAAAATTCCATTTAGGGTTGCTAACCTTTAAGAGCATCTCGTCGTCTTTCTGATCGCACGCACGCTGAATCGTATGGAGAAAACGATTCACGAAAATTGCGCTATTTCGCTCAATGAGAGGGATCTTGCTCTCATCAAGGAATCGCAGTGCAATCTTCTTAGCATGGCACAACCGTGCTTGTCTGTCGTCCACGCCAGAGACGACATAACTGGTGTTGAAGTTGAGGCGAATGTACGCCAACAATTCCGGCCATAAGTAATCATCGCTGATACACTCATTGTCGAAACCATTGATGTAATGGTTAACATTCGCGTCACTATCAAAACGAGGCCAAGTAAACATGCG